AAAAGATGGAAATCATTCCTTCATTTCTGATGCTTGGGCAGCTAGATCCGGCGACTTCAAAGCGCAATCAAGACTTAATCAACATCAAGATCATGAATCTTCTAGAGATGTTGGAACAGGAGCCTTTTCAGGCCTCGTAGTTCCTCAATTTCTAGTAAATGAGTATGCACCAATTGCAAGAGCTGGCGCAGCAGTTTATAACGCTGTACCTAAAAAACCTCTTCCAGCATTTGGTATGAAAATGGAAGTGTCCAGAATAACTACTGGATCAACAACAGCAGAACAAGCAACACAAAACTCAGCTGTATCAGAAACTAATATGGATGATACGCTATTAACAGTTAATGTTGATACTGTTGCAGGTCAGCAAGACGTTTCAAGACAAGCTCTTGAGCGTGGCGGACAACCTGGATTTAGCATGGAAAACATTATTTTCCAAGACTTAGTCGCAGCATACTATACAAAACTTGATAATCTTATGATTAACGGATCCGGAAGTTCTGGACAACCGTTAGGAATAAAATCAGTTTCAGGAATAAACACAACAACATACACAGACGCAAGTCCAACTGTTGCTGAGTTCTATCCTAAATTGGCTGATGCAATTCAAAAAGTTAACGCTAACAGATTTGCCCCAGCTACTGCAATCATTATGCACCCAAGACGATGGGGTTTCATAACTGCAGGACTTGACAGCTCTAATAGGCCGTTAGTTGTCCCAGCAGGAAACAATCCTGATAATCCAATTGGTGTTGGTGAAGCAGCAAAATACGGAAACGTTGTTGGTAACCTTTTAGGGCTGCCAGTTATCACAGATGCAAACATTCAAACAGATGCAGGATCTGGTAATGATGAAGATATAATTCTCATTGTTAAAGCAGATGATCATATTCTTTTCGAAGATGGTCTATTCCAGCTCAAGTTTGAAGAAACAAATGCAGGATCACTTACAACTAAAATGGTTGTTTACGGATATAACGCATTCGCTTCTGGAAGATACCCAGCAGGAACTACAATGATTAACGGAACAGGACTGGTTACACCGTCCTTTTAGTTAGATTAATGGTCGGAGGTGTCAAGCAATTGATACCTCTAACCATATAAAGAAAGAAAAAATTATGTCAAATAAAAATTTAATAAAAGCGTTAAAGGAAGAGCTCAAGGGCTACGAATTATACGGAAAGGCTAAACGTGCTGAAGAAGTTAAAAAAGCTATTAAAGCAGCAGGTGGCAAAGTTGAAAAAGCTGATGCTAAACCTAAAGCCGAAAAAAAAGTAGAAAAGAAGTAATTATGCCTAAAGGTGTTGGTTACGGTAAAAAAATGAAAGGTGGCAAAGGTAAGGGCCGAAAGAAAAAGGGTAAATAACCTATGGCAATTACTAATGGCTACTGTACACAAAATGAATTAAAAGCTTTTGTTGGAATCCCGTCAGATGATACCGGGGACGATGATCTTTTAGATGATGCTATTAATGCAGCTTCAAGGCAAATAGATGCTTTTTGTGGCAGATATTTTTACGCAGACGGATCAGCATCAGCTAGGAAATTTTTTACAGAAGATGTTTATCGATTAAGAGTTGATGACATTTCTACAACTACAGGACTTGTAGTTAAATATGACGATGATGATGATGGAACGTATGAGGTAACTGTTTCATCAAGTGAATATCAAGTTTTGCCTATCAATGGAATTGTTGGAGGCATAACAGGAAATCCTTATTACATAGTTGAATTGATAAGCGATGGATCAAATGAATGGCCCCTAGATACTTCAAGTAATAGACCGCGAGCTGAAATTACAGCTAAATGGGGTTATGCAGCAGTGCCTGAACAAATTAGACAAGCTACGTTAATGTTAGCAAGTGAACTATTTGCTATGCGAAATGCGCCTTTAGGTGTTGCAGGTGTAGGAGATTTTGGCGTTGTTAATATACAACAAAATAGAGAAATTACCAGAATGATTGCGCCATTTCGTAAAGGTACAGTTTTAGGAGTTGCTTAAATGGCAACAATGTCAGAAATAAGAGATGGTCTTAAAACAACAATAGGTGGCATAAATGGCCTTCGTTGTTATGATGTAATACCAGACAATGCAATTAATTTTCCAGTAGCAATGTTTATACCAACAAATATTGAATTCGATTTAGCAATGCAACGTGGAACTGATCTTTATACATTTGATGTTTTAATCGCTGTACAGCGATCCGATGCAAGAACAGCGCAAGATAAATTAGATGCTTTTGTTACAGGTAGTGGCAGTTCGAGTATTAGGCAAATAATATATAACAATAGAACTTTAGGTCTTGCTAATACAGATGCTAGAGTTGTTAATGTAAGTAACTACAGCGCAGATTTTAATCTAAATGGTATTGATGGAATTGGTGCCAATTTGTCTATAGAAGTTTACACGAAAGGATCAAGCTAATGGATGGTTGTTGCGGCGCAGGTTGTTGCGGAGGTAATTAATGAAATATAAAATAATTGGTAATAAAAAAGTTATGGGTAAAATTAAAGGTGATACTATAACTATTGATGATGAAAAAGTTGCAAAATCATTAATTAAAGGTGGCCATATAAAACCTACTACAATTAAAAGAAAGCGTGCAAGAAAAAAAGATGGAACTTTTATTAAAGACGATAAGAGCACTCCTGATGTAAATGAAGCGTGGGAGAAATAAATGGCAAAATTTGTATTTAATGATGGAAAAGTTTTTTCAGGTGGTTATGATTTAAGCGATCATACTACTTCTGTTAACCTAGAAATAAACGCTGAAGAGCTAGACGCAACTACAATTAACAGTAATGGATTTAGAGAGAAATTGGGTGGACTTAAAGATAGTTCGCTTCAAATTGATGGATTTTATGAAGCCGGATCAAATAAACCAGATGCTTTATTAGGTGCTTCAATTGGAAATGAATTAATTGTAACTACTGTTCCAGATGCTGGAGTAGGAAATATTGCATATTTTATGAAGTCAAGATTATTTGATTATTCAATATTAGGTGAAGTTGGAGGCTTAGCGCCATTTAGCATAAGTAAAAGCCAATCATCCGATAAAGTTGTTAGAGGAACTATTCAATTAGATGGCGCATTAACAGCTTCAGGTAATTCAACAGGCACCCAGCTTGGAGCTGTTGCCGCCACTGAAAAAGCATACGCAGCAATTCATTGCTATGCAGTTTCAGGAACTTCTAGTCCAACTATTACTTTTAAATTACAATCAGATGATAATTCAAGCTTTACAAGTCCAACCGATCGGATTACTTTTACAGGGATTACAGCTATAGGAGCGGATTTTCAAAGTGTTGCTGGTGCTGTAACTGATAATTACTGGCGTTTGAATTATACTATAACCGGAACTAATCCAAGCTTTTCAATTCATGCTGCAATCGGTATTGAATAAAAATATTTAAAAACATTACGCATTTAAAATAATTTATGTTATAATTATATTATAAATTAAACAAACGGAGGACTAAAAATGGCAATGACTAAAAAAGATTATGAAGCGATAGCTAAAATAATCAAATTTAACGAAACTAAATCACAAGTTACTTTAGGACTAGCATCAATATTTGAAGATGATAATCCTAATTTTGATACAGGCAAATTTTTAAAAGCTTGTAAAGAAGACTAAATGAAAAATAAAGATCAAGTTAGGCAAGATCAAGATAAGTTACATAATTTACTGGGAGATACGGAAGTTACTTTTAGATTATATAATAAAGATGGAACTGAAAGCAAATTAAAATTATGTTGGAGTAGTTTTACAGTAAGTCAAAAACGCGAGCCTAAACCAAAAGTTAATCCTGATTTTCATGATTATCTTGATTTAGAATTTGTATTAAGAAAAGAATAAAAGGTACAACCCCCGTTTACGTACCGGAAAGCCCCTCTAGCAGCAAGAGGGGTTTTCCATTTAATAACGTATAAACTTATATTTCATTATTCATATTTAAAATAAAGATATTGAAAGGAGTTTATTTTGGCAAAATTTGTTTTGACAGATGCAAGCGTAACATTGAACAGCGTTGATTTAAGTGATCATGTTGCTTCAGTTACTTTAGATATTACAGCCGATGAAATTATGACAACAGCGATGGGGGAAACCTTCCAGTCCAGGACAGGAGGCCTTAAGTCAGGTACTCTTTCCATCGAGTTTCAACAAGATTTTGCAGCTAGTGAAGTTGACGCTACTTTATTTCCGTTACTTGGAACAACTACAGCTTTTGTAGTAAAACCAACAAGCGGATCAGTTAGCGCTACTAATCCATCTTATAGTGGATCAGTTTTAGTTAATCAACATATTCCAGTTGCAAACGCTGTAGGAGAACTTGCTACAATGTCAGTTTCGTTTCCTACTTCTGGAACTATTAGCCGCGCTACTTCTTAATGGGCAATATGGTCGTCGTGATGAGCGACGGTACTAAACTTGAAGTTAAGATCAAGCCGGGAGATATTGTTAAATTTGAGCGCAAATTTGACATACCAATTTCTAGATTAAATGATGAGCAGCGATACGAATGGCTTTTATATTTAGCATGGCTTGCTTCTAAAAGAAATGGTGTTACTGAAGATTATGATGCTTGGGTTGATAAAGTTGAAGACCTAGACATTACTGGATCAAGTGATAATTTAAAAGCATAAGCGGGTTTATTGATCTAATAGCTGCTATAGCAGTTGAAACAGGAATAGATCCAAATGCTTTATTGAATATCGAAATGGAAATGTTTGATGCAATTGTTAAAGTTATAAATAAAAAATACGAAAGTTGATATGGCAAAAATAACTGGTGAATTTACAATTGATAACTCTGAGTTAATAGAGTTAAGAAAAGACATTAAAAAATATGGTGATACAGAAGTTTTAAAAGTATTATCTAAGTTTCATAGAGAGCTTGCTAAAGAACAATTATCAGAAATAAGAGCGTTAGCTAAAAAACAAAGAATTCCTAAAGCTAGAGCTTCGGCTACTGGCTACACAGCTTCAGGTACACGTACAGAAGCAAAAATTAATATTAAAACTAATGATAAAAAGCCAGCTACATTTTCTATGGAGTTTGGTCGCCGTTATATGTATGTACCTACTAAAAATGGTAAAACTAGAGCTGTAAGTAGAAGTCAAGTAGGCAATCTAAGGTATTCACGACCTGGAGCAGACTTTCCTTATAAAAAATGGATCGGTCATAGGTTTACAGCAGGTGATAGTACATTTTCACAATTTGGAAAAAAAGGTTATGTTGCCGGTAAAACTTTAGATAAAAATCAAAACAAAATAGCTGAATCATATTCAGATCGTATGTATGACGCATTAATGAAAGCAATTAAATAATGGCAAAAGAAAAAAAAGTTTCGATAGCAATTATAGGTAAAACTAAAAATTTTACTGATAGCTTAACAAGATCACAAAAAGCTATGAGTAAATTTAGTTCTGTAGCCGGTACTTTAGGTAAAGCTACGGTTGCAGGTTTAGGTGTTGCTTCAGTTGCTGCAGTTACTCTAGGTAAAGATTTAGTTAACTTAGGATCAGATGCTAATGAAGCACGATCCGCTTTTGAAACTACATTTGGAGAAAGTGTACCAAAGTTATCTGGTTTCGTTGATGAGTTTGCAAATAAAGCCGGTTTAGCTGCGCACGAGTTAGAAGGGCTATTAACTCAATCAGGTGCAATCATGCAAGGTATTGAATTTACAGGCGAAGCTTCTGCAGATTTATCAGTTAAGTTAGCAACACTTGCCGGAGACGTAGCTTCATTTAGCAACGTTCAGGGAGGCGCAGAGCCAGTTATGCAAGCCTTCACTAAAGCTTTGCTCGGTGAGAGAGAAAGTTTGAAAACTTAT